TCATTTTTGAGGTCGAGAAGAAGCATGGCTATATTCAAGTCTATACGAACCAGGTATTCACCCTCTTGAATAACTATGTAGTCAATCCTATCTCTTTGGATAGACAGACTGGTTCAACTGCCTTGAGTCGCTTCGCTGGAAGTATCACTCGTGACAATCCGTTCTCATTCTTCTCTGATATTGAAGATAGGCACACCTTCAATGTTGGCTCCAAGAATGCTATGGAAGCATTCGCGAAAGATAAGCACTCTATCATTGGTCAATGGGGTGGTGACCTTGTGCGCCACGGCTACCAGGTTCGCTTGTTAAAAAATGGCGGTTCAGAGAATGAATCGCTTTTTATGTACAAGAAAAATCTATCTAGCTATCAGCACAAGACATCTACTAAGTCTTTAAAGACTCGAATTACTTTCATCGCGACGGTCAAGGGCGAGGGAGAGAAAGCGCCTGATCGCACGTTCACAGTTACGATTGATAGTCCACTTATTAACAAATACAGTCAAATCTACGAAGATGTGATTGAGGTTAATGACCAGGACGTGAAGGATGAAGCAAGCCTACGGAAGTATGGTGAGCAGTATTATCGAACGTCGCTTTGTGACATGATGGAAGATAGTCTTGAGCTTGATGTTGTCGGTCAGAGTGACGTACCTGTCCAAATGTTCGATATTGTTAGTCTATTTCATGAGCTATACAATCTGGACGTGCGCAAGAAGATTACTAAATACACCTACTCACCTATGGCCAAGAAGCTGAAATCTATCGGTTTCGGTCAGTTCCAGTCGGGGCTTGCAAATGCGATTGGTAACGCAGTGAGTGATGCTGTCAAGGGCGAAGCTCAACAACTTCATGATGATTTTGAGCGTCAGCTAGCAAGAGAGCTCAAGAATGCGGATCTCGCTTTTGATCGCAAAACTGAAGAACTGCAGAACGAGTTCACCGATGGTCTCAACGCTGCCAAAACAAGAGCCGAAGAGGACAAGAGAGAGCTCTCTGATACTATTGACCAGCGCTTCAGCAGTTTTGAAAATGGTCCTTTACAAGATGCTAAACGTAAGGCTATAGAAGCTTTACAAAACGCTGGCGCTAGTAGTCTGCTTGCTCAGGAAGCCAAGCGGATTGGGTTGGATTCGATTGCTAGACTTGAAGAATTCAAGAGACAGACTACGAGCGCTCAAACGGCTCTGTCGGGTGATTTGGACGCTCTGAAACGGACCATCGCGAATGATATTCGACCGAAGCAAGAACAGGTTACAGCTGAGATTGCCAAGCAAGTTGAAGCACTTGTTCAGACCAAAAAAGAACTGTCTGGTGTGAAGTCAGCGCAAGCGATCTATGAAGAGACAACGACTCGTAGGTTGGCAGAGTTGACCAACTTGGCCAATGGTAAAGCCAATAAGTCAGAACTCACGCAGACAGCTGAGGAATTGGCTAGTAAGATAGCGAGTGTGCAGGTTGGTAGTTCACGGAATTACTTCAGGAATTCACTTTCAAGGACGTTTACTACAGGAGATCAAGCGACATACGACTACCGAACATTCATAGTCCCTGATTTCTGGAAGAACGGTGACAGGTTCAAGCGTGATTATGTCCGCTTATCATTTGATGTGACCTTCCCTGTTGCCTTAGTCAGCGATACACAAGCCAATGTTCACTTTAGTGCTTCTCCGTGGTATGGCTATAAACTCATATTTAGAGGTGGGACTACCGAACGTCAACATTTTGAGTTCACAATTGACTTGTCTAGCTCTTCTGAAACCTATCAGACTAACAATGTCTTTATTCGTTTTGGGACGAATTACGGCTTTCCAGCTGATTTGCAGGTCGTCATCGAGAACGCTATGTTATCGGTTGGCAATTATTTCCCAGCCTATCAATCAGCGTATGAAGACCAAGAAGACCGTGTCTCAACCGTTGAATCTAACTTCAGGCAGCGCGCTGATGCACTAGATGCTGGTGTAAGTCGCCTGACTGAAGGATTGAGAACCAAAGCGGATATAAGCTCACTCAACGTGACTGCTGAAAATATCAGGCAGTCCGTGAAGAGTCTTGAAACAAATACGCAGAACGAGCTAAATCAGAAGTTGAGTCTGGCTGAATTTGAGGTGCGAGCTGGTTCTATCCAACAAGAAATCTTGAATGTAAGTAAGGACAAAGCAGATAAGACTCTGGTCGTAGCTGAAGCTGGGAAATTGAGAGAAGAATTTTCAAATTTAAGAGTCGGTGGTAGGAATCTCATTCGGAATTACGATTGGAACGGATTGCTACCTCTTAACATCTTTGGCTCCGGTTGGAAATTCGAACGAGTAGAAGATCAGTTCGCTAAAAGTGGATATATGCTGAAGGCTACTTGTACAAAAGCTGGTAATGGTGGGTTTCACAGAAATCTATTCGATTTGAGGTCTGACGAATTTCAAGGTAAAGATCTGACTTGGTCTTGGGAGATGAAAACTAGTCGGCCAATCACCTTCTACAACATGGGATTCGAAGCAGGTGGATTAAAGAGAAATGTGCCTGTATCGACAGAATGGGAACGAATTTCTAACACCTTCAAAGTTGCATTTAAGCAATTTCATTCATGTGTATTCTATGCGAATGGATGGCAAGTTGGAGATGTAGTTTATATTCGAGATCCCCAGTTAGAGGAAGGAACTATTGCTACGTCTCCAAAGCCAGCTCCTGAGGACACTGATGGGCTCATCACTGAAGCTAAGGCTATCTTTGAGCGAACAGCTCAGGGCTTGCGAACTGATTTATCAGCTATTCAGGAATATGTCAATAAAGACGGTCAGCGACAGGATACCCTACAACGCTATACTCGTGAGGAGAGTGCTCGTCAAGCTAATGCAGTTCGTGAGCTGGTCTCTCGAGATTATGTTGGTAAGGCTACTCATCAAGAGGACGTGAGAGGTATTGAGCGTAGACTTGAAGCTATTACCAATCCACAAAATGGCACGATAGCGACTCAAATTGCCAACTACAAGCAATCAGTTGATGGCAGGCTAACAGATATCACCTCACTGCTTTCTGGCAAAGTTAATCAGACTGATTTCCAACATGTGAAGGAAACAAGCCAACTCTACGAACGTATTCTGGGCAATACAGATAACGGGATTGCTGATAATGTCGCTCGGATGGCTGTGACTAACCAAATCTTCCAGGTTGAAGTTGGGAAGTACGGCGGAGGAGGTCCTAACCTTGTTAAGAACAGTGATTTCAAAGATGGTACGAATGAATGGGCATCTACTCAAAATCTGGGAAGATTGGTTAAGCATGGTTTTTATCACAATAGTCAGAAAGACCTCATGCGTTTAAGTAATTCGACTCAAAGTGAAAACTTCTTGTATAGTTCTCGTTTCGAGCTCGAACGAAACACTGATTATGTGCTGAATTTCCGAGGGTTTAACAATAGTAGTTTAGTAAGCTATGATGTTTTTATTTTAGGACGAAGAGCAGGCGAGACCAATGGATTCACAATCATTAAGCAAGTTGTTAGTGGTAAGAAACTATCTACTGCTAGGTGTGAAGACGTCTCAATAACATTTAATTCTGGAGAAATGGACAATGCATTCATTCGTTTCGATAACAATGGTGCGCAATCTGGAACTGCTGATTTGTACATCGCAGAGGTTGATTTGTACAAGGGCTATAAACCTCGTCCATGGCAACCTCATCCAGAAGATACAGACGAAGCGATTCGCACGGTTCAAAGTCAACTAGCGGGGGCGTGGGGAGTTCATAATAAGAACAGTGTCAACGAAATCATAGCTGGTTTTAATCTAGCAGGTCGAAATGCAGGAATTAAAGCAGAGACTATCAGACTTGAGGGGAATACTCTGGCTGATAAATTAACTGCAATTGACGGTTATTTCAAGCGCTTGTTCGTTGGTGAAGGTACGTTCGCGACTCTTAACACAGATATTCTGCGAGCTAACTCTATCACAGCTGATAAAATGGTCATGGATACGGCCTTCTTTAACAAATTTGTCTCAAACGAAGCTTACTTGAGTCAACTATTTGCTAAGCAGGCCTTTATTACCCGTGTTCAGAGCATCACGCTCGATGCTAGCCAAATCAAGACAGGTGTTTTAACTGGTGGAAGAATACAAGGGGGCACCATCACGGGATCTAGTATCTCAGGCGGAACCATCACGGGTGGGACCATCACGGGATCTAGTATCTCAGGTGGAACCATCACGGGTTCAAGTATTTCGGGTGCGACTTTAACTGGTCATACTAAAATTAAGCTTGGCACATACGGATCTTTTGATACGGTTAATGGTGGTCTACAGATTAACGTGCCTCGGACTACTAATTCTAAAGACGGTCTAGGTGTTCAATTTATCGGCTCTTACGGCCGTGGTGAGAATGTCCCTTACGGCCTGTTCATCTACAAAGATCCTGATCTTACTGTTGGGGACATTGCTTCCAAAAGTGATGACTTTCTTTTGACGGTGGAAGGTTACATCAATGCTAAGGGAATCGGCTGGCTCCGAACTGGAAAAGGTAGCGTGAATGGTAAGCTTACAGCTACGTTGGGACTTTGGAATTCAAGCAACGTGTCACTTGCTTTTGGAGGTCCAGATAATGACATTTACTATAGCTATAATGGAACAGCTTACGGATTGTGGCCGATTGTAAACAAACATTTCTCAGACAGACGTCTGAAGGACAATATTGTTAACTGTAAGCACAAGGCCCTTGATTATATCCAGCAATTCCAGTTCAAGGAATACGACTGGAAGAAACAAGAGGATAGACCACAACAAGCACACACAAAGATTGGTTTGATTGCCCAAGAGGTCCAAGCAGTAGATCCTACGCTCGTCTATGAGAATGGAGACACGCTGAATCTGGATAACCTAAGACTAACAAACATCGCACTTAAAGCTATTCAGGAGCTCGCTCTTGAAAACAAAACATTAACACACAGATTGGAGAACTTAGAAAATGAACGCAGAACAGCTTAACCAAGCCTTACAAATGACAATTAGTGAAATGTCAACAGCCTCAACAAATTCGATGATTACAAGTAATCTCTTGAGCATTCAGTTGAATGAACAAAGGGCAGAGAATCAAAGACTTCAAGCACGAGTGGATGAGCTGGAAGCTCTGCTTGATGAACAAACTAAACCAGCAGAAGAAGGAGCATAAATATGGCAATCAATGGTTATAATCTATCAACAAAACCGTACTTAAGAATTTCTGGCTCGAACGTTGAGACCGTGGTAGAGATTCAACTATCAGAAGGCAACCGTTACAGCACTAACTCACGATCATTTCCTGGAGACCGTACAAACGAACCAGAAGACGTTTTGATTCAAGCGGTGTTGGATGTTCTCAAGTCTGAATTGGACCCAAGCTCTGCGATTGTGCAGGCGCAGAATAAGCTTGAACAAGCTGAGCAACAGATTGCTCAAAACAAGAGCGAACAGAACCGACTTTCTGCGCTTGCAAATAAAATCAATAAAGTCGTTCGAGTCATGGCTCAAGATTCCATTATGGGCGAGAAAATCGCCTATGGAACAACCTACAAGGAACTTGTAGAACTCTTCCCAGTTGCTGAGGAAGGCATGGTCTATCAACCAGGGGATATGTTTGTGATTGAAAATCCTGAACACGTCGAATTGAACGGTGAGGGCAAGCGTGTCTTGATTCAGACAAATCAGGTTTTCACTTACAAAGGCGAATCTCTCAAGCAGCTTGAAGGAGGACCATCTCAAAATGGTATTCTTGCAATCTGGAAGTGGGAAGGACAAAAAAACGAAAGCGATCTTGAAACCACTCGAGTTCCTGCACAGTAGATTGGAAGTGATCTGATTGGAATTACTAGCATTTTTGGACAAATTGAGTCCGATTCTAATCGTGATTATTCCTAGCTATTTTTCTTTCAAAAGCACGCAGAATACAAAAGAGACTGATAAACAAATCAGTCTCTTATCTGATAAGATTAGTGCCATTGAAAAGACCGTCTCGAATGTTGAGGCTATCGGCAAAGATAATAGCAAAGGTTTGAGCATCATTGGAAAAGGTCTTCAAAGATTACAGCGTTTTCGATTGCAAGAAAACCTAAAAAAAGCAATTAGACGAGGCAATACCAATCAGCATGAGATTGAGGAATTGTCTCGTCTATATGAAAGTTATGTCGAGCTTGGTGGAAATGGAGCCATCAAGGTACTGTATGAAAAATTTCTAGCATTGGAAATTGTGGAGGAAAATATAAATGCAACAGATTAACGAAATTTTAATCAACGGAGCAATCAGCATCCTGGTCATTTTGGCAGGCATCACAGTCAAAGTAATCAAGGACTACCTTATCAAAAAGGGTGGCGAACAGACTGTCAAGATTGTCGAAATCTTGGCTAAGAACGCAGTAAATGCCGTGGAGCAGGTCGCTTCAGAAACTGGCTACAAGGGCGAAGAGAAGCTGGAGCAGGCTCGCACTAAAATCCGTGCTGAGCTAAGCAAGTACAACATCAGCATGACTGACCGTGACCTCGATACATTCGTTGAGTCAGCAGTTAAGCAGATGAATGATGCGTGGAAGGAGCAGTAGACATGGTCAAAATCATCAATAATACAATTTTCAATGGAATTGCAGGTTCTCGTCCTTCCGAAA